GATGTATAAGCTGTAAAGCCGGATGAATCTACATCAAGGCTTGCAGTTGTGCTTGAAGGAACTGCAAGAATCTTGTAAAGATTCTCGTTAAGTTCTGTCATTCCAACTACATCACGAATGCGAACATAGTCGCCTGCTGTCCAATTGGCAGTAGAACCGACTGTGATTACGCATGGATTTGCTTGAGTAGCAGCGCTCATCGCTTCTGAAATATCAGTCATGGCAGCTGTTGAATAAGCTGACACACCGTTAGAAGTAATGATCTCGCTGTTAACTTCACCGTCTCCGGTTTTGCGAGCGTAAGCATAGCCGGCAGCCATGCTGTCATCCCACAAAAACTCAACATTAGTGTTATCAGTTGCGAATTTTGTTACGTTGACAATTCTTACCAAATTAGGCTGGAATCCAACGATTAAATTATAAGCAGCTCCACCCGATGTGAAGGTGAAAGCCTTAGAAACTGCTTGTCCCATTTTCTACCTCCTAAGCGTCAAGTGTTGCTCTCATGTTAATTAACCAGCTGTCGTTCAAGATTTTCGCAGCAAAGAATGCTTTCCAACCTTGAGTGCTGTATTGCCATAATGGGTTAGACGTACCGCCCGATTTTGCATCGTTAAAGATATGGCTAATAGTTCCTGTTGAATGTTCAACAGTACCGTAAGCATCTCTACCGCATGCAAAAAGGTTGTATACATCAGGGCTGCCTGCTGTAATAGAACCCAAAGAGCTTAACAGGATACGCAAGTTGCGAATCTGCCCAACTTCACCTGTCATTACTCTTCTACTGTCAGAGTATTTGCTTGCAGGTAGGAAAGCTGGAATTTCTTCAAGATCAACTTCAACATCAGTGTGTCCAAGTAACCAAAAAGAGCTGCGAACTGGCTGTGTGCCGTCACGAGCTTCTCCGGGGATCATTGGCTCATACATAATGGCATCAGCACCTTTAAGCTGCTTAACCACTTCGGAGCAGTCTTTAGCAGTAATCTCGGTAGGTGTGTTGCCGTTAGTTCCGTACTGGCAGTTGTAAATGGAAGCTGTAGACTCAAGAACACTACGTGTAATCTCGTCCATAGTTTCACCCAACTGTTGAGCAAGAACTGGCATATTGTCATTCAAAGTTGGAGACTTGACAATGTATTGCACTTTGTCTGAAACAGTTAGAAAATCACCATACTGTGAAAGCTTAACTGTTTGGTCTACAACATTAAGTTTAGAACCTGCTGGAGGAACTCCCTCGGACAGAGGAACTGTCGCAGTAGGAAGATTTTGAATGCGTCTCCATCGCATTTGGTCGGATTCCTGATCGGGCTGACGAGCCTTTTGAGCAGGAATCTCATGAATTAAAAACGGTTTCGCCCTAGCCAAAAGCTGACGATTAAAATAAATGTCTGGCTGTGGAGAAACGTTGCTTGTAGTAGTTACGTTTGGCATAACTAGTACCCCTCTTTTTTAAGTTTAACCGCCCATTGCGTAGCTATCACCCATGGCAATGATTTCCGCATCGCTCATGTTTTCCCATTGGCTCGCTCGGTTTAAGGAAGCGGAGCTTCCCATGCCGGCTACGGAACCAGGCTTGGACATGTTGTTAGCAATCCTTTGCGCTGAGGGATTACTAGCTTCTGCCAACTGGTCTTTGTAGTAAGCTGCGCTGTTAACGACAGCTTCATAAGCATCTGACCATGGAGTCGATGAGTTCATGATCGCTTGCTTTTGGGACTTGGTTAAATATTTTTGATACGTTTCTATTTTCTTCTTAAAATCAGGATCTTTTGCTTGAACCTGCACCATATCAATAGTGGACTGCATCTCACGCTCTTTCTTTCCTACCACGTCATTTACATAGCGTTGTAAGTCCGAAATTTCTGCGTAGTCAGACGCTTCTTTATCCCCGAAGAAATTCTGCTCCTGGCTTTGTTGAGGTTGAGCAAAGCTGCTCACCTGATTTTGCAAAGCATAGAGTTGATCTCTTAATTGAGAGTTTTCTTCTTTCATTTTGGAAAGCGTCTCATTAGCCTGCTTCCAATTATGATCTTGTGCGGATTCATAAGACCCATTCTCAGCGGCGACCTGAGTATTTTCGCCCGACATTTCGCCACCGTCGACATGGCTGCTTTCGACCGTTTGTTCTGCCATTTCTGGCTGTACTTCTTCTTCTTGCATTAGTACCCCTTAATGCAGTTTTTAAGCCTCTACGGCTTTTAATTTTCGTGTGTAGTCCAGTTCGCCTTTACCATCTAAAGGCATGTAGTTGTACATATCTGTGTTTACGGTATCCGGAGGGAATACCATGCTTTCTATCCTTCCCTGCTTCCAGTTCACATAAAAGTGAATCGTATTGGAAATTGGCTGTGGCTTTACATTGGTAGCTGTCCAGCCGTTGCGGATAACATTGGCTAAATACATGTCCGGCTTTTGCTGGAAAATTAACCAAAATTCATCCCATCCCTGATCTTTCCTAACTTCCTTGATCTTCTCGTGTAGCTCATTTGCGAAGATCTCATTGCTCATCTCCTCGATGAGGTTTCCTACTTCAAAGGTCACTTGGTATCTGTCCTTCCATTGTGATTGGCAATTCAGGAATTGCTTGCTCTGTAGCGTCATAATTGCCGGTAACAGCTACTTGAGCCATGGCTCTTTGTGACGATTCCTGCACGTCTTGCCTGTTTTGTTGTCTTGAAGCCTCTTGCATTTTAAAAACTAAGTCTAAGGTCTGTGACAAGAAGCGTATATCTTGCTCTTGAAGCTCTTTGCCGGCTTTGATCTGCTCAAGTGTAGCTCTTGCCCTGTCAAGCTGTGACTGTGAGAGACGCTCCCTTGCCAATGCCTCATCAGCTACCATCCTTGATCTTCTCTCTGCTGCTAAGGATAAATCGGAAACAATTTTGGAGTTTTGCAAGGCTTTTTGCATTTCCTCGGCCTCGGCAATTTTTACCTGCTGCTCCTGCGCTTGCGCTTGGCCTTCCTCGTAGTACTTCATCAGCTTTGACTTGTCAGCAATTGGCATCTCTTCAATCAAGAACTTGTCAGGAATTGGTATTCCGGCTGCTTTTGCCTGCAAGCCTTGTACATAAGCCAAATTGCGCTGTGAATCTGTAAGATTTGTCTCTTTAACCACACAATCGTACTTTCCAAAGTTCTCTTCGAAAAATTCCTGTGTGGGGGCTTTGCCGATGATTCTTTCTACTTTTTGGGCATTCCAGTTCTTTTGCATGAGATTGATAATCTTTTGACCTAGGATCTTTTGTGATAAGTCCAGATTGTCAAAAAACTCACTAAGAGAAGTGGTTCCACTAGCTTGACGCATCTTGATTGCTGTGCCGGATATTTGACCGCCTGCGTCTACAAGTCCGAGGTTTTCATCCGTAACACCTGTAATACCGTTTACGTCCTGGTCTATCATCTGTGTATATGCGAATGTACCCTGCGGAACATCGCTTGGCACTATTGGCTGCAAGTCACCCATCTGCGATTCTTTGCTCATCACAATTTGAACGCCTTGTCCGGTCTTGAATAAATCTTTGTGATTAACAACTGACCCTTGCTTGTAAATCCAGCCGGTAGAAGCCTTGCTGTTAATCATATCAAGGATTTTAGAACGCTGCCTGTTTAAATCCGTTTGGGGATCTCGCATACAGCGAACCACACCTTGGAGCTTATAAGAGTAATCATCAAGTTCAGGCTCGTAGTATCCTACTACCGGAACAAAGGGATAGTCTTCACAGCCGGAAGGCTGCTTGCCTGAATAAAGCAGATTGCCTTCAACAATAATGTTTAGATCTACTTCACTTACTGAAATATCCTTGACCATTACAAATTCGCCAAAGCGCAAGACTAATGGCTGCCCTGTAGGCATCATCACTTGGGCATAGTCATTTAAAAAAGCATCGAGAGCTTTTTTTGTGCCTCTAAAGATTCTAGTTTCGCCTGACAGCTTGTTAATCAAGAGCTTGGCCGGTCTTGTAACTTGCTTGTAATACTCGTCATAAGCTAGCAGATTACCAACAGCTTTGTTTGAGTAAGTCATATACTCGTACTTGCCGTCATTGCTGGCACTTTCTATTTTCATTACAGCTTTGCGCTCATCGGGTAGCAAAGCAGCAATCTGATCTTTAGATAAAAAGCGTCTTCGCATGATAAAACGGCAGTCTCTTAAATCGGCTGCGCCATTCCAGTACGGATCTATAAGAAAGGAGTTGTACGGCTCTCTGGATATGCAGATATCGCCATACTCATGGTCTTTACGGTAGTCGACCCAAGTTTCAAGTAGATTTAGTCCTGTGATAACAGCACCCTTGAAAGCATTTGAAATTGTGTGGTAGCCGTTTTGCGACTGCATGTTCCATGTTAAAAGATTGGAAAAAATATCTGCGGTCTCTGTATCAGACCCCTCTTGTGGCTCGCAAGCTATCCCCAACCTGTTACGCCTCTGAAAACCGCAGATATTATTGACGACTCGCAAAATTTTATTATAGACGAGCGCAGTCCTTCCTTGTCGTTGAAGATAGGTTTTTTCTTCTTCGGAATATTGACTGCCTGTGTAGAAAAGCAAATCTTTATTTGCTTGTTCGAGGTATTCCCACCACAGCGATGAAGCTTGGCGGTATGCCTCTTCCCATTCACTGACAATGTTTTTATCAGTGTCCTTCATAAAGTGTACCCTAAGAGAATGTTGCGCTTATTACCTAAAGGCTTACTAAAATATATACTTTACAAGGGAATTTACTGTAATGTTTTTTTTAATTTATTTATTTATCCATGTCGTGCTTTAAGTCAATCACATCAAAATATCGCCAAGCTACTATCCTTTTTTTCTTTAATGGCCTTCTTGCGTCCCAGTCTGTACCTGTCCACCATGCTGGCTGTATACTGTCGTCTTCATAGAGAATTTCTAAAAGCTCAAATGGCACTGGATTTTTACGGTTTTTACGGTCTAAAATCTTAGCTCGATTTTTTAAGTAAATGGGTATAGGACGATTATTTTTAGTTTCCATCCACGGATATTTATCAAAATTTCGTTTGTATTTAGACTTGCCTCCCATTTTTAAAAATATCCTGTTGTGTGATTTGCGTTCATTTGATAGATTTCTTCTGCGCTTACGCTATTTTCCACCTCGGAGAACATAGTGTACCCTAGGAGAAGGGTTTCTAAAGCTTTTGTTCCATGAGAAGCCCAATTATGAAAAGGTCGATCCGCATAAGTACCCCTCTTGTGGTCAAACTCTCTTTTGTAATTGTCTAAAGCTTTAATTCCCTTTTCCGTTTTCTCTTCGTCAAACCACATCATAGGGATTGACTTCCTAATAAGCTCTATTCCATCGGCCTGACAAGCCACTGCTTTTGTAACTGTACATTGCAGTCCATGCTCTTTCTCAAGAATCTCCTGCCTTGTAAACTTATCTTTTCTCTCGAAACTTCTTCGGGCTGCATCATGTGGCAAAAAATGCCTGTCGTAATAATAACCACGGTCATACGCATAGGATTTAATAATATTGGCATAGTGATATAGGCTCTCATCGTTGTTTTCGTAGTAATCAATCATTCGAAAAAAGATTCCATGCTTTTGAGCAAACCATATTGCAGTAGCATCAGATAGCCCTAAGTCCCAACCTGTAGACACTGGCAGGCTCTCATCATAGGGAACTATCGTTATTTGTCCCCTAGCTCTGACCTTGCCTAAAATGGTACTGAAATACCTTCCTTCTTTAGTGCTTTTAAAAGCCTCTTCTGGAAAAGATGGAAACTCCGCAAAGGTGTCATCTCCGTTCTGCTCCCACTTCTTGACGTACCAGTTTTTTTGCTGCTGGCTTAGCGTGATTAGCTGCTTATATTGTAGGTCTTCAAAATACTTTTGCAGGTCTTGCGGAATGTAGACTTGTTCATCAAGAAAGTAAGAAGGCTCTTTCCACCAGGGAAAGAAAAAGAACTTGTAGTCCATTGAGCTAAGTATGGCTTTTTGCTGCTCAAGCTTCTTGGCCATCTCGCAATACTCAAAAAACTTGCCCTCGTCACCTTTGGCTGTTGACTCAATAAAGACTGTTGATCCTTCGTGCAGAGTGTTTAAACAGCCTGTTACAATTTCCCTTGCCCTTTCGGGAAAGTGTGTGCTGATATATCCGAACTCTGAAATATGCAAGCCTTGAAGAGTGCTAGAACGCACTGATGTAGCCACACGAATTGAAGAGCCGTTATTCCAAGCAAGCTTGTTTGCCGTCTTGCTCGTCTCCTTGAACGCTGACTTAAGATCGGGTCTGAGATTATCCCATGCAAACCGTATCTTTTTTTCAAAGATCTCTTGTACGTCTGCTTTTGTTTGCGCAATGATTGCGCATTGCGTATTAGATCTGAAAAGTGCTTCATCTAATAACCATAAATCAATAAGTGTTGAAAATCCTAGCTGCCTTGCTTTGAGAATAACGTTTTTCTTGTGTACATTGTCAAAAAAATCTTCCTGAGCTTTTCGCATTTGAAATGTAACAACCTGTCCATTTTCGTTTTGAATCTTATACAAGTTGTTCATTCTGAATTTTTTTTTCTTGCAAAGCTCAATTAATCTCTTCTTGCTAATCTGCTCCAGAATCTCCATTTTCTATAACCTCGACTTCGGCATCCTGAATTTCACTTGTATTTCTCTGCGTATCGACTTCTTTTAAAACTTGTGTCCATATTCCATCGCCTGAGTGATGAAGTTCTTTAGGCTTTGCCTCGTAGCCGATATGATGTCCCAGCTTGTCAAGAATATCCCTTAAAAGTGCGATAGAAGGCTCTTCCCCCTGCTCTTTAAGCTTCTTTGCTGGTGTCAAAGCAAGGTATTTTGCTCTTTCAAGTGCTGCATTAGCGATTTTTACTTTGATTGTATTAGGCATTTTTTCAAGCTTGTAAAAGAAAACGTGCTTATAAAAATAAGTATAGCTTAAGCCAGAAAGATCGGCTGCTCTGCCTATGTTGCCGGATGTCTCTTCCAGATAGTCCAGAACTTGCTTTTTTGATAGCTTGACTCTTAGACCACAGTCTTTAATGCCATGCCTGCCTAGCATTAGCTGCCATGTTTTTATAGAAACTCCTGCAAGCAAAGCTGCTTTCGTCTCATCTCCCTTCGCTTTCTTCATGATCTCTTTGACTTGTTTTTTTGAAAAATCGCAAGCCTTGAGGTCTTTGTATCGCTCTAATTGCTTGATCTCTTCGTCTATCATTTCATTTTAGCCCCTGCAAAGCCTTTTAAAACTTTGCTGATCTGCTTTTTCAATGAAGCTGCGCTATTTGTATCCACTTCAATTTTGATTGTCTCTGTAGGGTCAATTTCTGGCTCTAAGTTGTCAATAATCGGGTCGTAGCCTCCCAAGTCTTTAGGGTCAAATCCACATTCAAGCACAAGCTCAGGATCAAAACAGTTCGCTATTACATCATAGTCCCAGTCAGCCGTTAGCTTGTTATCAAGTAAATTGATTCTTAAAAACTCTTCATCTGTTATTGGTCGGTCGGGATATTTGACTAAGACTTTAGATACCTTGAACTCTTGCAAAGCTCGTTTGCGCTGGTGACCACCGATAAGCCTTGAATTGTGGTCTACCACGAAAACCCCAAAGTCACCATTCTCCTCTAAGCTCTTGACTAGCGAATTGTAAAAATGATCGTCCGCTACCCTCGGATTATTCTCAAAAGGTATCAGGCTTTCAACGTCTCTTTCCTCAAATAACCACTTAATCCCAAGATCTCTTTTCAATTTTGCTTCCACTCTTTTTTTTACGGCCACAATTTGCCCGAACTTCTTTAAATGTTTTTAAACGCTTGAACTTGTTGTTTTTTGTCTTTTCTGGTGGCTTTTTGTCTTTAGGCTCTGTCTTTAGTGCTGGCTCTTTCTTTTGCAATTTCTCAAGCTTGTTTGTATAGGCTTCGGCTGTCCTATCACCAGCTTTTGCTATGTTGGGCTTTTTGCTCTCTTCTTCTGTCTTCTCACGCTCTTCTATCTCTTCTTGCGTCAAATCCCAGAATTTTACGCTCATATCATCCCAATTTTCAGCTACCCACAAAACAGGATCTGCTTTCTTTTCAACGTCGTGTTTTGTTGCATTCTGTATTAAGCGCAAAGCTTTGTAAAACTCTTGCGGATTATTGCAGCGCAGGCCTATAGTACTTAAGCCATAAACCACGCCTAAAGCGTGATACTTATCTTCAAAGGCTTCTATGAGTGTTTCAATAATCGCCTTAGCGTTATCGATATTTTTTACTTTTCGCATTGCTGCAAAGTCGAGCATGTTAACCCATTATTTGAATTGTTTTTTGATGAAGATTGATAAACTCTTTGCTATAAAACATTATTTCAATCCTTCTCTGCAAAATTTTAATTTCAAACTAAAACACTATAGAAATAATTCCGAAATAACATAATGCAAATTATCAGATCCAAAGATTATTTGAATTTATTTTCAAA